CAGTTCGGAAACATCACCGGGGTCACCCAGTATTTAGGGGTACCTGAAAATAAAGTAGTAGAGTTGTTAAATAAGCGAGAGGTCAAGAAATATATTGATACTGTTTATTTAGACATGGGCTACCGCAATAAGAATAATATTGCAAGTGTACTAGACGAAATGATTGAAAACAAACTAGAAGAGGCTAAGGAAACTGGCGTCTATTCTAGTAAAGATTTGGCTGATCTGTTACAAATGGCACACAAGATGAGAATGGATGAGATTAAAGCGCAAGCGGAACTCGAAAAACTCAATCAAACCAGCGTAAGAAGTCAGACTAATGTCCAGATTAATGAAGGTGTACCTTTCGGCCAGGGCAACTACGGTAAGCTCATGGAAAAGTTATTAAAAGATGTTAACTGATGATGAAGTACTTAAAGTGAAAATGGAGTTGCGAGAACATGAAGTCCAATGCGAGGAAAGATGGAAAACTACCTTTACTCGATTTGACCGTATTGAGGAGCAACTCGTAAGAATGGAACAGAGACAAATGGCTGGGCTAGGAACTCTTGTAGTATTTCTAGCTGGTATAGTTGTGGCTGTCGCTACTCAAACTTAGTCGTGGCTACTAAAATAAATGAAGCTACAGAATTAGCTATACCTTTAAAGAATCTTATTGGGTTAGTAACATTCACTGCGGTATCCGTCTGGGCCTACACAGGTATTACAGAAAGAATATCTTTTCTAGAGCATAACATGGCCGCCGCAGTCACCGAGATAGAGGAAAACGATACTTGGATAGACGAGTTTGCACCACCCCCTGAGGTACAGGACAATATTAAAAAAGTTAGAGAGCTGGAACTACGAGTAAAAGTTCTCGAGACTAAGTTAGATGCGGAAACTCCGCACGGTTAGGGAGAATAATCATGAGTATTCGTGAAAAACACGGCGAATGGTCTGTTAGAGACAATAATGGACTACATAAATTTAGTTCTGAACAAGAAGCACTTGCTTTTTTAAACGGAGCTGCAAGCGAGCCTGAAGTAGTTATTTCACAGCAGGATGCTGAAGAAGACTTTGACGAAGATGGCGATTCGTAAGAAGCGTAAAACGGCAAAGAAGAAGCCGATTCCTACCAATAAAAAACTTTACGCACGAGTGAAGGCACAGACTAAACGAAAGTTTGCTGTGTATCCTTCAGCTTATGCAAACGGATGGCTTGTAAAAACTTACAAAGCCAAAGGCGGAAAATACCGCATGGGGAGAAAGTAATGCCAGCAGGAAAAGGAACATACGGAAAGAAAAGAGGACGTCCAGCCAAGAAAGGTAAAGGAAAGAAGAAAAAGTCTATGGGTGGATTAACCGCAGCTCAGAAAAAGCTTCCACCCGCACTTCAAAAAGCAATTCTAAAAAAGAAGAAAGGCAAGAAGTGAGGCCATAGGAGATAGACCGTGAGTTTAAAGAAGTGGTTTAAAGAAGACTGGGTAGATATATCCAGAAAGAAAAAAGGCGGCGGCTTTGAAAAATGCGGAAGAACCAAATCAGGTAAAAAAAGATATCCAAAATGTCTTCCTGCTGCCAAAGCCGCTGGTCTTACTGAAAAGCAACGAAAGTCAGCTGTTCGCAGAAAGCGAGCAGCAGGCAATCCAGGAGGTAAGCCAACTAACGTTCGCACCTTTGTGAAGAGAAAAAAACGTGGCAGTAAAAAGAAAAGGTAAGAAAAAAGACTCAAGACTTAAGAGAGCAGGGGTTTCTGGCTACAACAAGCCAAAGAGAACACCGGGGCATGCCAAAAAGTCACATATCGTTGTGGCTAAAGTAGGCACTAAAGTAAAGACTATTCGATTCGGCCAGAAAGGAGCTAAAACAGCAGGTAAGCCTAAAGCGGGTGAATCAGCTGCAATGAAAGCAAAGAGAAAGAGTTTCAAAGCACGCCACGCAAAGAATATTGCTAAAGGCAAGATGTCAGCCGCATATTGGGCAGACAAAGTTAAATGGTGATGCTAAATGTTAATGGAGCTTGGGGCTATAATGTCTGCAGTCAGTACGGCTACTTCGATGATAAACAAGGTGGCTTCTACCACTAATGATATCTCTTCTATAAGTGGGTTCCTTACTAGTTTAGGCAGTGCGCAGGTAGATCTACAGACTTTATCCAATTCAGGTAAGTTAACTGAAAAAGATGCTATACAAGCTGCTCTAACAAAAAAACAAATTGACGAAACTATGCAAGAGATTAAAGATCTCTTCACTATCAGCGGAAACGGGGCCTTGTACGCTCAAGCTATGCAAGAACTAGCAAATGCTAGAAAAAGAAGACTCGATGAAGTAAAGCGCAAACAAAGAGAGCGCAAAGAACTAATGGATATGATTAAGCTAGGCACTATAGCTGTAGGGGTATGTATTTTTCTAGTACCTCTAATAATAGGCTTTGTTATTAACTTAGTTAAGGGGTAATTTATGAGAACTGATCTTCAAGAATTTGAACTTAGACAGCAAGCTGAAAAGATAGAACAACAGCGTAAGGACATAATGAACCTTATGCGTAGCGAAGGATGTGAGTGTCCTTGCGAGCCTCCTTGTGAGTGTGAAGATTGTGATTGTAAATGAAGCAGTTACAAAAAGACTCAGTATATGCACAGTTTGACTTAGACGGGGACGGAACAGTGTCTGACGAAGAAATCAAAAGAGCCCAAGATATGCTAGAAATAGAATTGAGGGAAGAGAAGTCAGAAGCACAGAAACGAATGGCATGGGTAGCAATGGGGTCAATGATAGTTTTCAGTGCCCTACTCTTTACACCCAGTATCGCAGAATCAAGAGTAGCAGCCCTGGCAGATTTGTTAGGATTATTTTACATAGCGCAAGCCGGTGTAGTAGGTGCGTATATGGGAGTATCCGCATGGATGAGTCGAAAGTAATATATTCAAAAGAGAAGTATAAAGTATGATAGAAGTAAGTAGACAGGATATAACCCCAGATTATCTTCTTGACTTTTTAGCAGCAGATAAATTTCTCAAACTCCCAGTACAGCCATACATGGACCTACTGGGTATTGAGCCGTTGCCCTCTCAGGTAGCTATTATAAATGCTATCAACTCCCCTAAGTACAGATTCATCTGTGCAGCCGTTTCCCGACGTCAAGGGAAAACTTACATAGCGAATATTATTGGGCAACTAGTATCTCTTGTTCCTGGTTCCAATATTCTTATTATGTCCCCCAACTATGCCCTATCTCAAATTTCTTTCGACCTCCAGCGGACGTTGATCAAACACTTCGACCTAGAAGTTACCAAAGACAACGCAAAAGATAAGGTTATTGAAATATCTAACGGCTCTACTATCCGGATGGGATCAGTAAACCAAGTTGACTCTTGTGTTGGTAGATCGTACGATTTAATTATTTTTGATGAAGCGGCCCTCGCCGATGGCAGAGATGCTTTCAACGTAGCACTACGCCCTACTCTAGATAAAGATAATTCTAAAGCAATCTTTATTTCTACACCACGGGGTCGTAACAACTGGTTCGCAGAGTTCTTTGATAGAGGATTCGACGAACAGTTTCCTGAGTGGGTATCTATAAAAGCTACTTACAAGTCTAATCCTCGTATGTCAGAGAATGACATCTCAGAAGCTAGAAAGAGTATGTCAGAAGCAGAATTCCGACAAGAGTATGAAGCTGATTTTAATACTTTTGAAGGACAGGTATGGAGCTTCGACTTCGAGAAGTGCACTGGCTCTTTTCAGGATATGGAAACTAAGCGCATGGATATATTTGCAGGACTTGACGTAGGCTATAGAGACCCTACTGCATTTTGTGTACTTGGTTATGACTGGGACGAAGAGAAATATTACTTACTTGATGAGTACTTAGATGCCGAGAAGACGACTGAGCAGCACGCCGGTGAAATACAAAGACTGATTGATAAGTGGGATATAGATTATATTTTTATTGACTCCGCAGCTCAGCAAACACGCTTTGACTTTGCACAGAACTACGATATTAGTACAATTAATGCTAAAAAATCAATATTAGATGGCATAGCAAAGGTAGAGGGAATAGTAGATAATGACTGTTTGCTTATTG